TTAAACGGTTGTAGAACTTCACGTGGGTCTCCATTGGTTAGAATCATCTTGCCCGGACGTACTTCCGGTTTAGCACCACGTGGTAACCTAGTAGCGTCTACAGCAAGCATGGGGTGTATCGTGAGGCTTAGAGCGTCAATCCTAGCACGTAACTCAGTGTCAAGTGCTTTCTGGGAGTTGTAACCTTTTTCACATACGCCACGACCCCAGAACCTTCCGGGTACTACGTCCCAAGGGAAAGCTACTACAGGTCTGTCCTGCATCATGTAAGGGTTAGCCTCTGCTTTCAACAGGACTCCACCATTGGCAATCACTACTACCGCTTCTACGTACTTAGACTTAGATTTAGACTCTATAAGCTCTACTTCTTCTTCGAACTCGTCCGTTGTAGCATTCTCTAGTAGTTCTCTAGGGACTAGACCGTAGTACTTCGTAAGACGCACTTTGTCGTCACTGTAGACCGTGATGTCTTGGTCAGGCTCTAGCTCAGAGTCAGGAGGAGCAGTACCTACGTATACGTCTCTGTACACGCCCTGTTCCTGCAACAGTTCTACTTGGTGTAGGCTTACGAACTCGTCTATAGCTACACCCATAGCTTCTTCAATACTTGTAGCCACAGGGTCAATTAGGAAGTTCTGAGGCATCACAGGCTTGAGTTTAACCTTGACACGCTCTGTGATATTGACTCCTACTGCCTGCAGGTCACCACCCATGATGGGCTGTGTAGCCGGGACCATCTCTTTCATTTCTTCAATAACAACTTCACCAATACCCACGCCAAACACGGCTGAGTTGATGAGACACTCTGCTACTGCTTTACGAACCTTACAGTCCTCAAAGTCTTCCGTAAGTTTGTTTCTTAGGAACAACACGTCCTGCTTCTGGGTATCACCCATGTTGTCACTGATGTCGAACCACTTGCCACGTCCAAAGGTAGCTTCTTCCATCTCAGCGACATTGGACTCTACTGCCTGCTGCAACGCAGGGGAGATAATCCTAGAACGTTCTGAGGCTCTAGCAGAGTCTGCAGGGTCCCAGATACCACGCCAGAGTCTGTAGTACTCCTCAAAGCGTGATTCATAGTTTGCTTCGTAGTGGTCACGCCAGTCGTCACACTTGGTTATCACCCAGTCTTCAATAGATTCCTCTATCATCAGCGGGTCTTGTTCAAAAAGTTCACTCATATTAGTATCCTACTTCAAACCTAAATCTTTTTTTAGACTTTCTACTTCTGCTTTAAATTTAGTACCGTAAGGTAATCGCTCTGTAGGCCACGATTGCATAGTAGGTACTGATGAGTTTTTACCGCCTAATAAATAACCGCCAATAATTTGGTCTAATCTAGAGTGCTTTACCCACTGTTCAAAAGGACGTTCTTCCCCTCTGTTTTGTTCATAACGGTATGATTCTTTCAACCAACCTAAAACATCAGGGTCGTTAACTGCGGTCGTATAAAGTCTTTCTGCTCTTTCTGGGTCTATCTCTTTTATCAGATGTAACCCTTCACCTATCAGCATTTCTTGAACATAGTTTTCTCTAGTATCAGGATTGTCTTTAAATTTTTGATGGTTTATGTAAATTTTAGGTGTCCCTGTAGGGGAGTCACCACCCATCTTTGTTTCTGCCCATCTAAAGTCATTGCCTTCAAATTCAGCAGCAGACTCTTCTTCCGTAGCTTGATATTGCTGTAAAGCACCATAAAACTTATCTTTAAAAGGTTTCTCTGCCATATTAGTATCCTGCTACTACGTCTAAAATTTCATGGTCGTCAATTTCGTAGTCATAGTCATAGGCTACGTTTGCTAGTTGGTCTACGTAAGCTAAAGCGTCAACCAAGTCGTCGTGAGTTAGTGGGTCTGGGAATTGAAACAGTTGGTCCAAGAACCTAGTGTTCCACTCTCCTCTACTGAGTGTCACAAAGCCGTTCTCAAACCTGCCCTGTAACGCCCACATCACCCTGTCAGTCTTCTTCTTGTTACCGTGGGTCAACTCCTCAACTCTGAAGAACGTCCCGTAGCGTCTCTGTAGGTCCAGTAGGGGAGACATCACTGCCTGCTTCGCTATACCCTTCTCAATACCTACGCTAACTGGTTTGTAGTCTCTGACAGCCTGAAAGATTTTAGCTGCAGTTTCGTCTAAGGTCCAACGTCCGTGTATGATGTTTTCCACGTACCAGCCATTGGGGTTTACTTTGACTACTGCTATTGCTGTCTCGTCAAGTTTAGCATTTTTAGTACGCTTCTTGTTGACTTCTTCAAAACCTGCTAAGTCAATAGCTATGTAGTAGTCACCTTCGTCACAAGCTTCTTCGTCAAACTTTACCCAGTCCTCTTTAAACATTTCTGACCCACGAGCTTCAAACGAAGCCATAAACTCTTGACGAAACGCATAGCTCGACATAGACTTCTTTGCAGTGTCAATTTCATTTGGGTCCAGTATTGGGTTATCATAGGAAGTAAAGTGCCAAGCTTTATAAGTTTCATCGTCACCTAAGTCTGCATATTTGTAGAGTTCATAGAAGTGGTTGCGACCCATAGGCGTACCTATGAACATTGCACAACCCTTTTGGTCAGCCAAAGCAGGTCTAAGTATCTGCTCAAATACGTCAGGCTTCATGTCTGCGTACTCGTCCAACACCAAGAACTTCAGTGACACACCACGCATAGTCTCTGGCCTGTCGGCACCTTTGAGACTGATGGTTGCACCGTTGACTAACTTAATCTGTAGATTATTAATGTGGCTACCTGTAATCACAGGGTTGCCTAGTTCCAACAACGTCTGCCACATGATGTCTCTGGCCTGACCCTGTGTAGGGGCTACGTAGAACACCTGTCCACGTTCAGTCTGCAGAGCGTTCACAATGAGCAGCCAAGCAGCAAGTCTGGATTTACCTGTACGTCTGCCTGCTGCGACTATCTTGAATCTAGTGTCGTCAGCCCAGACCTCTTGCTGCCACGGCAGTAACTGGATGTCTAAATCCACGTCTTAGTACAACCACATCACAGGGGCTGTACCTCTTGTGTCCACATGGACGAATGTTTTGGCAATGCCTATGCCCCTGAAGCCTAGCTTTAGAGCTTCAGACACAATGGTATGCCTTTGGGAAGCACTGATTATCTGGATGTCTGCAGCTATGCCTTGGGCATGGGTCCCCGGAACTTCCTTGGATGCTTCAATAGGATGTTCTATGGGGTGTCTATAACCACTCGTTATGACAAACGGGAACCCACACCCGGCACGTAAACGGTCAAGCTTCTGTAGGAACTCTGGTTCCATCTTGTTCTCACCAGTGACTTGGCAGTTGAACTCGTCTAAGGTAAAAAACTCAAGAACCATCAACCACTTCTCCTTCAATTATGGAAGCTTCGTCACTATCAGCACCACTATGGGCTGCATCGTTTACATCTACAGTACCAACACCAGTGATGTTAATTTGTATAGCACTTTTGCCACCGGACGCAGCAACTTCTCTTTCAAATGCACCTACTGGTAACATACGGTCCATAATTAGCTTCCATGCAGAAGCCTGATTCTTATGGTCGTGGTCCAAAGCTGCATCAAAAATAGTCTCTAGGACCTTTCTTGACTTAGGAGAAGCCAGCATACGAGCTTTGTACTCGTTTATAATAGCAGCGTCACCCTTGGGTCTACCCACCTTTCCCTTGTTACCGGGTTTTACAGCGGCTACTTCTGACTTCCGGGGTCTGCCACGGCCCCTCTTTTTAATTTCTGGAGGCCCAACCTTTGATTCAGTTGTCATAACACAAATTGTCCCTAAATACAACTATAGTATAACACAAGTATTCACAGAAGTCAAGCTATTTATGGCTAGGGGCAAGCAGTCGTAGTAATACAAGGTAAAACAAGTAGTTACTGTCGTTAATACACGTGGTAATATTCCTAATTTTCACCTATTTTGTGCCTGAGTAGCTACTACAATTAACAACAGAAGGCAACCCCCTCCCCCCGTCCAACATTTGTCCAACAATTGGCATGCTTCTTGCGTTGCAACAAGTGTGCCAACTTTGTCTGCCCCTGGAGTTGGCACGGGTTTTGCATGGGTAGCAACAAGTGTGCCATGTCTAGGTTGGCATGGGTTTTGCATGGGTAGAAACTAGGGTTGACAAGTGTGAGGACTTATGTTGGACCCTTTAGAGCGACAAACACAACACAAGTATAAACACAAGACCATCACAAGTTATTATGATTGTCCATCACTATAAAAAATAAGTAAATAAATGCTTGCAATAGCTGCACAGTCTGCTATCTTTACTACATCAACCAACGCAATAGAGGAAACACAAGATGTCATACGCACCCACTAACGCTATCAAAAGAGTCATTGGTACGTTCAAGAATAAAGCACACGGCACATCATTCGACTATGAGGCTAACATACCTGACGATAGCTGGTTACCTGTTGTTGACTATCCTCACCGTGTATGGGTATCGTCTTTCTTCGAGGATTCAGGTTGGCGCTATGCTAACGTCAAGAAAACCGTTGCATACATTGTACTGGACGAGGACGAATACGGGCAACCAGTGATTGAGAAGTGGTCTATCAAGAATCACATTACCTACAGATAAGTAAAATAGTGCTTGCAATAGCTGCACAGTCTGCTATTGTAAGCACCTCTATTAATTATAGGTGAATAAAGTGATCAAAAAGCATAGGGTAACACTCAGCCACGCAGGCTATTCTCCGTGCGTGCTTGATATAACAACCACAGAAACAGCGCGCGGGTTCACAGCCCATGCTGCCTATCTAGGCCTTTCGACTGCCTACGATACCCGGCAGGCAGCTATTGAGCAACTATGTAAAGCACATGGCTGCACCTTATTAGAAACTTCAGAGGAGTAATACAATATGACAATCAAGCTATCAAAAGCAGGCAAAATGCCTTGTCGCTCGTGGTCACTTCAAGCACTGACTACATGCGCCGGAAGCGTAGGCAAAGACGGCACACTAGTGCCAGCGTGTATCGGATGCTACGCGACCACAGGAAACTATAGGTTTCCTAATGTAAAACAGCCGCGTGAACACAATCAGCGGGACTGGAAGCGTGATGCATGGGTTGATGATATGGTTGCAGAATTAGACAACGACAGATACTTTCGTTGGTTTGATTCTGGCGATGTCTATAGCGTCAAACTGGCACGTAAGATTCTACAGGTAATGAAGAGAACACCATGGACAAAACACTGGCTACCCACTCGCATGCACAAGTTTATTAAGTTTCATGGTGTATTCGCTGAAATGGAAGCTCTGCAGAACGTAGTAGTTCGCTACTCTAGCGACAGCGTAACAGGTGAGACAGTAGCAGGACGCAACACAAGTACCATAATAGCTTCTTTAGACTCTAGCAATGGTAACCTAACGGTCTGTGAATCAAGCATCAGAGAAGGCAAGTGCGGCCCTTGTCGCGCTTGTTGGAATCAAGAAGTTTCTGTGGTAGCATATCCAGCGCATGGCAAGAAAATGTTAAAACTAATCAAACTTCAGGAAGTAGCATAATGTTAATACACAAAGTATCACCAGTAACAAACAAGCTCAACGCAATGGACATTGACGTGACATGCTCTCAAATTTACGATTGGGAGGTAGAAGGTGTGTTAATTCAATATGCCATGCCTAATCTAACTGCAGGCGAACGCGAGTTTATCAAGACAGGCATCACGCCACAGGAGTGGGATGATATGTTCGGAGGTGAAGAGTAATGAATGATATTAATGTAGAAGATTTTTCAAAAGAGGGTGTACAGCATGAAATATAAAAACATTAATAGCGGCACTCACCCAATACACCAAGATATATTACCTGTGTTGTCGGCGCTAAAGCTAGGCAATAGGCGAGCAGCAAAATACAGAATAGATGCGCTTATTGCTAGGCTCGATTTGGTTTATTGGGAGCAGTTGGTGGTGGCTAATATGATCAACGAGAAGCGAGAGAGGGTCAGGAGGATGGTACAGTCAAACGATGAAACACTTTAGAACCGTTCCACAGGAATCTCTAAAGTATATTATATGGGATTGTCAACAGGCTTTAGAAGCAATGCCAGACAACCCTAAAGCAGAACAGTACAAGCTAGACGTTTGCACAGGCAGCCTACCAGACTTTAAAAACATCAAACCAAATTGTGAGGAGTAGAATAAATGAAAAAGCTATTGACACTAATCGAGTTCAAGATATTATGTGATTGTCACGACTGGTACTACGAGAGGTCGGAAGACCCGCGAGAGTACGACAAAGGCACTAAAGATAGGGAGTATCTAGAGAGTATCATGCGCGAAGGCGGCGAAGAATATAGGAAGATATATTTTAGCTATCAGAGATGAGAAGGAGAGTAAAAAATGGGACACTATCATATCCAGTGTGACGACCTAGAGACATTTTTAAAAGTAGTTGTAAGTCTAATGAAAGATGGTGTATGCTTCGAGTCAGACACTAGCAGATTAACTATAGATTTAACCGGAGGCTACTAATGAATCTATTCTATACACACGAGGACCCACAGATAGCAGCACAGATGCAATGCGATAAACATGTAGTCAAGATGATACTTGAGACGAGTCAGATGCTAAGTACTACGCACAGGCTCTTAGAGACCCCACAAGCGCCTTTTGTCTACAAGGTGACCCATCAGAACCACCCAAGCACAAAGTGGCTCAGGTCGTCTCAGATTGCGTATCAGTGGGGCTTAGACCATCTACAAGCGCTGTTTGCAGAGTATACGTATCGCTACGGCAGGGTTCACAAGACACAGCGAGAGAAGTTGCGGTATCTTAAGGTTATCCCAAAGGACCTACCAGAGCTGCCTTTTGAAGCACCACCACAGTGCATGTATGATGACTGCAGAGGGCTTGACACTGTAGAAGCATATCGTGCATACTACAAAGTCAGAAGAAACGAAATACAAATGCAATGGACAAAAAGGAGTGCACCACAATGGCTATAATGAAGAGAGAAGTAGCGGATATTATTCTAGAGGCTTATTACTGGGACTATAAACTAGTGGGCAACGTGGCGACAAAGGACAAGAGAGTGACAATAGCGTACATCGCTCTGTACAAAGACTATGAATACGGCAGCACACAATTAGCTGAGGTAATGACTCTACGCGCTAACCTGATAGAAGCCTACAGCAACCACCCAGATAACGAAGTAGTAGTTAAACTCACGATAAAAGAGGAGCATGTCAACATATGAACAAGCAAGAAAGGAGGAGGAAGAAGAATGAAAGCAACTAGGAAAGACCATGTGATCATAAAGTGTGCGAGAAGACTTATAAATAAGCTCCACTTGCATCGTTCATACATGTGGAATGACGAGTTCGCAAAGGATGTGCAGCAGGAACTAAAGCGACTAAAGGACCACTGTGAACAAGCAAGAAAGGAAGAGAGAGGTGAGTAGCAAACGTAGGGGTAAAACAAACCCCGTGGCTAAAAACATGGAGAAGTTCAACCGACCCGCAACTTATGTTGACCGCAAGAAACGTGAGAAAAAGGGATACAAGAAACATAAAGAAGAGGAGACAGAAAGATGAGTAAACTTACTTTTCATATTCATTTTGATCACCATGAGTCTGACGAAATACTGTTAGATTCTGGAAGGGTGTTTTACGAGAGTCTTGATATGGAGGATACTAGGAGGTCTACAATGCTGACAGAGTCTATAAGACTAGTCGTTGCAGAGAAGATGGGTCTAAAAGAGGAGGATATTTTTAACCTCAAGTTTCATATATCTGCGAGTGGTCAAACAGAGGAGAAAGAAGAATGAACGTGGAATTGTTAGAAGTAATGGGTAGTGACCTGACGGTAGCCAATGCTGCCAGAGTATCATTTGCTGCAGAGTCACAGGAGTTCTCTGGACGCGACAAAAAGCTCATAAAGTACCTAGCAAAGCACAATCACTGGACTCCATTTGGGCACGTTCAGTTACAATTTAGACTGAAGGCACCTATATTTGTCGCTAGGCAACTGGCTAAAAGTCAGGTAGGTCTGGTGTGGAATGAGGTCTCCAGACGCTATGTGGACCTTAGACCTGAGTTCCACGAGCCTGAAGGCTGGAGGTTAAAAGCAAACAATAAGAAACAAGGCTCATCTTTAGAAACATTTACAGGTGCACGAGGTGAACATTGGGACGTAGGGTACTGGGACCTTATGCAACACGCAGAGACGCTCTATCAGAACATGGTTGCGTCTGGAGTGGCACCAGAGCAGGCACGCATGGTTCTACCTCAATCGATGATGACTGAGTGGTACTGGACGGGTTCGCTGGCAGCCTTTGCACGAGTAGTTAAACAAAGGATTTCCAGCGACGCACAGCTAGAATGTCAAATAGTTGCACAAAAGATTGATCAACTAGTTGCAAACACTGACCAAATAAGTTATTCTTGGGCATGTCTAACACAGCAGGAGTAAACAATGATTGATACAGAAGACATGGACATCACCAGTCCAGAAGAAGGCGTAATTAGCAGTAAAGCAGTTGAGCAGATGGCTGAAAGTCTAGCACTAGACGAGATATACAGCCTCAATTTCACGGAGGTACACTTCGTACTTAAAGACCTCTTGAGAGACAAGTACAAACGAATGGCACCAACAGAATTGTACAAGTTACACAAAGAGAGATACTATTATTCATATTCAGAACCAGTGGAGTCCATTTGAAAATGAAACTAAAGAAAGCAGTAGCAGTGCTAATTACGATGCCTCTGTGGTTACCTATACTAACATACTTACTTTTTCAAGCTTTAATAGCGAACACAAAAAACATAAAGGAGATTTAACAATGGAGTCGGTTTTTGACCACATAATGACAATACTTGCAATACCACTGGGGATATTCATATTCCTGATACTACTTTCTTGGATTATTGCACTAGCAGCAGACCCATACGCTGGTCTACCAAACGAGAAAGACAGGAAATCTATGTTGAAAAACAGAAAAAACATGAGGAGAAACAAAGATGCGTTGTAAAGCCTGTAACAAAATCTTGGAAGAATACGAACTAACACGTAAGGACGCTAGAGGTGAATTCTACGACCTCTGCGGCACCTGCTTGAGCAGTGTTCATGCTTGTGAGCTAGAAGATGATAATTTCTTTGAAGAAATCAAAGGAACCCTCTTGACACCGGACACAGATTATGATACCCTCTACTAAAGTAGTACTTAGGTTACTACTTAAGAAGTAAACTAAAGAAGTAAACAGTAGTAGTACTTCTGTAGTTACAACTGTAGTTACTACAGAAGTTACTACTAGGGGGCGGCAGTATATACAGACCACTGCTCCTGTTTACTAAAAAGAGGTGACAAGGTAAAGAAAACTGTGATATACTATTAGCATGACGAGTGAGAAACACTAGTCAAAACAAACGCAAACAACGGAGATTATTCCTATGGCAGCAGCAGCCACCACTATCGAAGGCATTGTAAACTTTAGCAAACTGACTGAGCATGATGTGTACAACGGTCAGGACACTGGGGCTTTCTCAATGACTATCACGATGTCTGAAGACGATGCTTCAACACTGGCAGCACAGGGTGTGAAGATTAAGGACTACCAAGGCAACAAGCAGAGGAAGTTCAAGTCTAAGTACGACATCAAACGCTTTGACATCGAAGGCAACCGCTACAACGGTGAAGTCCCTTACAACTCTAAGGTGCGCCTGAAGTTCAAGCTAGGGCAGGAACATCCTGTGCATGGAGTCGCTACTTACCTCGAAGCTGTGAAGGTCTTGGAGGAAGCAGAGATGACCGAAGGTGACGCTTCGGACTTCTAGGGCAATGGCTAAATTCATTAGACATGAGGGTTGTCCGAAGTGTGGTTCTTCGGACTCCCTAGCCATCTACGACGACGCTGGGGCACACTGCTTCAGCGCCAGTTGTAACTATCATAAACACGGCGATGACGACGACATGGAACTAACAACAGAAGCAACAACAAAGCCTAGCCGTCTGAGCATGGGTGGAGTAGTGGCAGCGATACCTCAGAGGAGACTGTCGCAGGACACTTGTCAACGCTACGGTGTCACTGTGGAGTACTCGACTACGGGTGAAATCATAAGACACCACTACCCTTACTACAACCTCAGCACAAATGAAGTTGCGTCTGCAAAAGTACGCGAGGTGAAGACAAAGAACTTCCACACTAGCGGTGACACAACCGGAGTTGGTTTCTTTGGGCAGCACCAGTGCAAAACAAATAAGTACATCACTGTTTGTGAAGGTGAGCTAGACGCAATGTCAGTCTACGAGATGTCAGGCAAACAGTGGGACGTAGTGTCCCTACGCTCCGGTGCTTCCAGTGCAGCCAAGGAAGTCAAGCAACAGCTAGAGTGGCTTGAGTCCTACGGTACTGTGGTCCTGTGCTTCGACAACGACAAAGCAGGAGAAGCAGCAGTAGACGCAGTCAAGGACCTCTTCAGCCCAAACAAGCTCAAAATCGTTAAGCTACCTGTGAAGGACGCTAGTGACATGCTTGTGGCTAACAGAGTCAAGGACTTTACGCAAGCATGGTGGAATGCTAAGACGTACAGACCTGACGGTATCGTCGCAGGTACTGACACTTGGGAAAACTTGGTTGAGAAGAGGAACGTTAAGTCAGTGCCCTATCCTTGGGACGGACTCAACACCATCACTAGAGGACACAGGCCCTATGAACTTGTGACCATCACCAGTGGTTCCGGCATGGGTAAGTCTCAGTTCATACGTGAGATTGAGTACGACCTACTCAAACGCTGCGAAGGCAACATTGGTGTCCTAGCGTTGGAAGAGGACCTCTCGCGTACTACACTGGGCATCATGTCAGTGGCCGCGAACAGACCTCTGCACCTAGAGGAAGACACCTCAGTCGAAGACCTGAGACCCTTCTGGGAGTCAACACTGGGCACTGGACGTTACTACCTGTTCGACCACTGGGGTTCTACTTCCGCTGACAACCTACTAGCACGTGTACGTTACATGGCGAAGGCTCTGGACTGCAAGTTCGTAATCCTAGACCACCTCAGTATCGTTGTGTCAAGTCAGGAAAACGGTGACGAGCGTAAAGCCATTGATGAAATCATGACTAAGCTCAGGGCACTCGTGGCTGAGACAGGTATCTGCTTGTTCCTCGTGTCACACCTACGTCGGTCACAGGGCAAAGCACATGAAGACGGTGCCCAGATATCCTTGGGTGAACTCAGAGGGTCACAGGCAATAGCACAGTTGTCGGACATTGTCATAGGTATGGAACGAGACCAACAACATGAAAATGAAGAAATCAGGAACACAACGACCGTTAGGGTACTTAAGAACCGCTACACTGGTGAAACTGGTCCTGCTTGTTTCCTTGCTTATGACCGCACAACAGGTAGGCTGAGTGAAGTCTCTAACCCACATGTAGGAGATGACTTTTGATTTATCTTGACCTAGAAGCCAATGGCCTGACTCCCGACACCATCTGGTGCGTTGTTACCAAGGAGAATGATGTAACTCTGGTACACAAGGACCCAGAAAGCCTCTCAGAAGCCCTCAGAGGCTCTCAGAGCGTCGTTGGTCACAACCTAATAGGTTACGATGTCCCTGTCCTAGAACGTCTCTGGGGCATCACAGTGGCTCCAGGGAGGGTCCTAGACACTTTGGTTTTATCACGTCTGTGTGAGCCAAGTAAGTCAGGTGGACACTCCCTCAGAAACTGGGGCAATGACTTAGGCTTCCCAAAAGGTGACCACAGTGACTGGTCTCAGTTGTCACAGGAGATGATTGACTACTGCATACAGGACGTGAACGTAACAGAAGCAGTACACCAGAAGTTGGTACAGGAGATGGCTTGTTTCTCACCTGTCAGCATTGAGCTAGAGCATAAAGTGCAAGTAGCAGTGCAGCAGCAAGAGGAAAACGGTTGGGTTCTGGACCAGTCTTTGGCTAGAGACCTGTGTTCCACATTTAAGGAGAGAATGAATGACATTGAAGAAGAGTTGCAGAAGAAGTTCCCACCCATTGTCCATGAAAGATGGTCAGAGAAGACAGGGAAGAAACTTAAGGACAAGGTTGAAGTCTTTAATGTGGGTTCTAGGCAGCAGATTGCGAAGAGACTTGCGGGACTTGGGGTACGCTTTGACAAAGTCACGGAGAAGGGTAACCCAATAGTCGATGAAGCAGTTCTTGACACCATCAATCTACCGGAAGCAAAGGTCGTCAGTGAGTACTTGATGCTACAAAAAAGATACGCACAGGTCAACTCATGGCTACAGCACGTGAAGGAAGACGGTAGGGTACATGGACGTGTTATCAGCAACGGTGCAGTCACAGGACGCATGACGCATCAGTCACCTAACATGGCTCAAGTACCTGCAAGCCACAGCCCGTATGGACACGAGTGTCGTTCCTGTTGGACTGTGCCTGAAGGTAAGAAGCTAGTAGGTTTTGATGCCAGTGGTCTTGAGTTGCGTATGTTGGCTCACTACATGAAGGACGAGGACTATACCAATGAGATTATCAACGGAGACGTACACACGGCTAATCAGAAACTTGCAGGACTTGAATCAAGAAATCAGGCAAAGACTTTTATCTATGCCCTACTATACGGCGCAGGAGATGCTAAACTTGGAACAGTGGCTGGAGGAGGTAGAAGAACAGGCAAAAACCTTAGAGAATCTTTCCTCAGTAATCTACCAGCATTCGCAGCTCTTAAGGACAGAGTTTCAAATGCAGCAGCAAGAGGTTACCTCACAGGACTCGACGGAAGGAGACTCCTAGTTA